CGTTCAGGATGGCGGACCCGTCTTGGTACTTGGCCATGATCAAACGCCCGTGCCCCTTGATCGGGATCTCATCAATCGTGACCGTGAGCCCAGCTTGAATACCGTGCACCATGCCCCTGGGGGCAGACACGATATTGTAATAGTTCGGTGCACTGTAGTAGACCTGAGTCGTGAAGATGATAAACAGACCAAGCACCGTTGCCGGTCGGCCCGTCTCCATCCTGTTGCCGCTACCCACATAGGCTGCATCAACAAAGCCCTGGATATTGAAGAAATTGGCATACTGAGTCGTATCGAACACACCCCAGCCTGTCATCTCTCCATCTGAACCCAAGATCGTCTGCTTTGCGAGAAGCAATCCAGGTTTTGTGACTGTCGCATCCGTAACGACGCCCGCGTGCGTCGATGCAGCGGCGGCTGCCTCAAGGATTCTCGCATCACCATCAACACGGCAACTCCGCGCAAGCTCGGCCTGGTATCCAGCCTCGTGAGCACGCAACACAACGTTGCCTACACCCCAGGGGATAAAAACCGATGACTGACGCGGCGAGCTTGTCATCGTCGCATAATCTTCGGTATTGCCCGTGATGTCCTCATCGCTACCGTCGGTTTTCATTGCCGCAGCTGCAATCGCAGACATCTTGGGTGGATAGACCGTTCCTACACCTATGGGGAACGGCCAATCAACACACATTCCAGCCGCTACAAGTACTGGCGTAGCATATGGCTCGATTTCCGCACCCCATTCTTTTGGGATCCACTTCGCCAGCGTTGTAGTGGTATGAGTTCCACTCCATGCCATTTGAAATCACTCCTTTGTTACACTAACTCCGCCTGGCCGGATTGAACCATATCCCTTTCTTTGCTGCCAATCCATTTGCCCTGTGCGGAGAGTTCTTCCATGCGCGCTATGGGAACCTGAACGATTCCCGCAGCTCTTGAGGTTGACGGAGTGCCACCAACAGCGATAGGTAAAGGCGTTGCCCCTTCGGCAAGATATTTCTTATCTGCGAGCAAAGTCTCAACCATTTCCTTCACCTTATCCTCACTTTCGACTTTGTACTTACCGTCTTGAAGAAGAAAGAGTTTTGCATCGGGATCAACTCCGCGCATGAGAAACTCACGTTCGATCATCCCTTCAAGCTTGATTCGCTTCTCGCGTGCATCAAATTCTGCGCGCAATGTTTTCTCTGTCTCTTTCTTTGCCGCATCTAGCGCCTTCTGGTGTTCTGATTTCTCCGCTTCCTCCCTCGCTTGCTGCTCGCTTTTGAGCCTTGCGAGTTCTGCTCTGTCTTTTTCCACATCCCCAAGCTTTGCTTTTTCTTCAGCGCGAACTTTTCCGGCAACCCGGTCGAGATCCTCTTGCGTGAAGGTCTTTCCCTGTGGGTCAGGTTCAACGATTTTTTGTTCTGGCTTCTCAGCCATGGAATCCTCCTATCGAGTATTACGATGCGTGTTTCGCTTTACGCGCCTTCTTGATTTTGGCGAGCGTCCCGTAGACGTAAGCCGCCTTGCGCGCTTTGCCCAATCCTAGCTTCTTGGCACTGCGCTTGAGACTACGTTCCACCTTGATTGGCATTGTCACATCCCCCTCTCTTTTCGGTATTCAAAGTCTTCCATCCGAGCTTTCAATAGCTCGTCGTTCTTGCAGTTGCTTCCCGTGCCCCTACAAATCCGGTTCATACGTCTGAGATAGCGCTCGTCTGATATCGGCTTGCCCGCCCTAAGTTTCTCTTGTGCCTCTTGCACGAGGTCGTGCGCATCCTGTGCCGTGCTACGCTTCAGACCAGACTTGGACGTTCCACCCTTGATTTTTATTAGCATCTTAGACTACCATCATTTCGCCAGCTTCTTGCTGTGCGGTTAGAAGCTCCTTCACGTCGCCCCAGCTATCATCCCAAGGTATGAGCTGACAGCGACAATTTGGATGTCTTGGGGCAAGCCCAAATTCGCTCGCAGCCCACTCATCCTTTGTCATCGGCTCTTGTTGGCTTGCCTCTGCGCAGATATCTGATTGCCTTTCGTCTGCAACCCCTAGATTCCAGAAACGCTCAATGCCTACATCTTCGTTGAACGCAACCCCGATATCGTTCGTTAGCCTCGTGCCTTCTGTGCGCACAAGTCTGTTAGCCCACACTTCGGGGTCTGCTACGTCAAGATTAAGCTTTTTGCTTGCTTCAATCAGATTCTCGGCAATGCTCGGGCCATCAAGCCCCAGGGCGGCCCCACGTGTAATTTCGCTCTGGAGCGTACGCAAATATGTTTCGTTGCGGCCCAAAATCTCATTCCACCATGTCTGATAACCCTGGTTCAATAGGGCAGTGTATGCATCCGTCCCCTCAAAGGCCCTGAATGTTGCTACGATATCCTCGGCGCTAAAGCCTGCTATACCCAACATCACACGATTGACTGCAAGTCCGCCAATCATTAAATCGGGTATCGTTTGTTGCAACCAATCGGACTGCGCGAAAAGCCCAGTCTCGGATATGCGGCTAATCTGATTGACCAGTTCACGCGCCTTGTTCAAGTCGAAATCGCTTACAAGCCCGCGCTGAAGTTTCAGGGCAATGGTGCGCTCCGTGCGGATAAGAATTGTGAGCAATCGCCGCGCAGATTCATCTTCAATAGTCGATAACCTACGTTTCATGCGTTCAATTGCTATTATGATTTCTTTGCCATTGCCACTAATCATCCTTATTCCTCTTCACCCGTTGGCACCGCAGCCACAAAGCCCGCTCTCGGAGGTAATAGGCTCCCGCGTATGCGCCTGCTCTCCGCAAAACTCATATCAATCTCTTGCGCCAGTTTCTTGATCTGATCGTCACTCAAATCCGGGTTGTGCTTTTTCCAGAATTGTTCACGGCTCATAAGCGGTGGAGTGTTGTTTACAAGCGTCAGATCATTCATCATTTCGGCGATCTTGTCCTGTGGCAAGAAAGTTTCCGGGAAGTCAGGTATGAACTCCGCCCTTTCACTTATCTTCGGGGTTCCGTAAGTATTGTGAATTATGCGCGTGATGTTAAACAAGTCACGCTCGCTCTCTATCGCCTGCGTCTTGAGTCTGCCCACAATATCAGAAAGCGGCTTCAGTTCCATCGCAAGCTGTAGGCCTGAGCTTGCCGTGCCTCCACGAATGGCAGAAATCGGAACAGCGCCAGTCTCGAAAAGTCCCTTGATGAGAAATTCGATTGAACCCTGCACTTCGTCAATGGGAGCGTTGGGCTGGAGATAAAGCGCATCACCATCCTCATCAATCTCAATATAGCCGTGCTCCTTGAGTGTCAGCGTGCCGCCCGTTCTGCCCTTGATGACGAGCGTTGCAAACCCTTGCATAGTCACAAGCACCGTTAGAGCGCTTGTGCGATTGTTTATCTCGGCCTGTATCGTCACTGCATCGCGTATGAGAGACAGGCCACTGTACTGCCCAGGCAACGATCTGCCTTTCCAGTGAGCATAGGGAATCGTCTTGTACGGATTCGGCTGCATTACATCAACCGGTTTTACATCCCCAGCCTTATCACGCACTACAAACCAGCTGGACTTCCCGTCAGCGCTGCTCATAAATTCCGTGAACAAATCCTTTGTGAAAATGTAACCACGCCGGATTGTTTGCAGTCGCCCATCCGCTGTGAACAACAGCTCGCTTCGATCTTCCATCAGAGCTTCGAGCTGCTCGGCATCGTCACCCTTCGGAATTGGTAGAATGTTGCGGGAATCCAGCACCGCATATCGCACAGTTTTGAGATCAATATCCCAGTAAGACCGGACGTAATTATCGCCGGTGATTACAGTGTTGGTTGCGCCGTCGATCATCTTCCGATGTATGTTGTTCACCTTCCAGATGGCTTCAAATACCTTCTGGCCGGCATCGTCATTCTCGATATGTCTTTCTACTGGCGGGCCGTAAAGTCCGTTGATGATCTGATCCCCCATAGGCGTAGTATAGTTCATACTCACAAAGCGTTGCCGCCGCCTCTCAAAATCTGCGACGCTCTCAGTCGAATGCCGCACTAATTTGCTTGCAAGATCAGAACCGCCCGCGTAGAACGCAAGATGATTTGCGCATTCCTGCTCATACTGCATACGCTCGTTTGTTCGCGCATCGCGTAACGAGTCAAGTACATATTCCGCCGTTCGGTTCTCCCACAAACCAGCCACTAGAGCCTTCCTATTGGTGAGAATTGTTGTGCACGAATCAGTGGCCTACTAACGAAACCCCATGCAGCAAGCATCACGCCTGTAACCATATCGTCATGCAATGCGCCTGGCGCTCCGTACTTCACATGTTTGCTGGGCATAATTGTATATTTGTAGACCTTGAGTTCATCTTTTTGTGGTTCATCATTTAGCAATTGGATGCTTCCATCCTCAAGCATTCGCGCAAGATTGTTCACGAGGTTGGACTTCATCGCATCGGTGAATTTTATGCCCTCTATGCGCAACCCCGCCTTGCGTAGACGTTCCTCTTCGGGATCGCCTACTCCCGTTGAATCCATGAAAATCAGGGCATTGTTGTAGCGCTTGGCAAGCTGTGCAATGCGCAGCTCCTGCATACTCCAATCCACTCTCCGGTAGCGTTCAACCCACACCTGTCTTATCGCTTGCCCGTCACGCGGGATTTCAAATACAGTTGCATCTGTGAAATCTTGTAGCCTAGCGAGGTCAAGCCCCATCACATACTCACAACCAGTTTTCGGAGCCGTTGGCAGGAGATTGCTTCGTGCATCGACATATCTGAAGATCGCTGTATCCCCGCCTTGTTTGCATTGGCATTCATGCTCAACTGCAAAGCGGTCTCGTAGCTTGTCACGCTTGTCCTTCTCCCATGCCTCATCATGCGTGGGGTTTACTCGCCAATCGCGCTCAAAGTATTTGAACCCGTTTTCGCCGCGCTTTGCTTCACGGCAAATGCGATCAAATAAACTACCCTCAATGCCTGGGGTACTTTCAATCCTAGTTGTAGCCTCGGCTACTTGAGCGCCGGTTACTGATGCCCAGTAATCATCTTCGCTTGGCCAGAACTCCATCTCTGTGCAGATGAGTCGCTTGCATCTTTCGCTTCTACCCGCGCTTGATTTCTGTGCAGATACTGGACGGCTTAGAGCCTTAATCCCAAAATCAAACGGCGCGGGCAACTTCAACTCGGTCTCGTTGTCTTTCAAAAATTCATAGATATTTAAGTCCAAGCCAACAATGAACTGCCTTGCAATCGAAAGCAGATTGATCGCGTTGTCCTCCTTGTCCGCCGCTATGAGAATGTCACCGCCGTCCCACAATGAAAATGTCATATCGACACACACGGTTATTGCAGAACTTCCGATCTCTCTGCTTTTCTTGTTGATAGTATTCGGATAAAGTCTTGCGAGTTGAGCATACTCACGCTGCCACGGCCACAAGATAAACGGCACAATACCCTGGCTCTGAGTTCTGATCGTTCCGAAAGTCTCGATAAACTTTTCGGGATCAGTCAGTGAGCGGGGCCAGCCTTCGCTCTGCACGGTATTGCCTAACAGCCTCTCTGAATCCGATGTTTGTGTTTGTAACACCTGTCACCTGTGAGATGTTGATGCCATCTTTCGGGAATGCCCCAGCTGCCTTGAAAATCGAGTTAACCATTTTGCATTTGCTTTCTTCTTCGCCATAATCGAGGAGCAACTCTGCCATTCCGATTGCCTTTGTGAACAGCGCCCGCACATAAGCCATTTGACGTTTGAGAAGTTCAGACGCCCACCAAGATTCTTGCTGCCAACGCCATGCTGTCACGTATGAAATCCCGACCTCGGCAGCCTTAACTTCTTTGTCGCGTTTATCTAGCGGATTTGCAAATAGTTCAACTAGGTGCCGTTGCTTCGCGGTTATGAATGTGGGCTTACGTGGGGTTACGGCTTTATTGCCAGCGGAGCGCGAGGAGACAAGATCGCTTTGTAGGTTTGATGAGGCCCCTGTGTCTGGAAGCATCTGCTTGCTCGCGCTCTTGCTGGCCAAAAGAAAAGACTCCATAGGTTTGCCTCCAAACCCAGAAGTCTCATCACATCTACAAATGCACTATGCTCAGGAATCTGTCAAGTCTTTTTTCCCCAGTTTGATAGCTCGCGTAGAAATCCGATAGGGCAATATCCATCAGGAACAGCCTGGCCGTAGCAGATGAGGCACGCCCGCTTCGCGCAACTTTTCATGCGCTTTTGTATCTGACCGATAGGTAAACAATGCGTCGTGTGCTTACAAGTTCCACAGCTCGTGGGCTTGTTATCTGGCGTTGCCGGTTCCCAGCATTTGATACGATCAGGGATTTTCACGTGGTTGCTTCCTGGCCTTTTTTGTTTTTGACTGCACAGCTTTCTAGTCAAGTTTTGCATTATCCGATTCCTTTTCTTTTTTTCGTTTTTGAATCACCCACTTGAGTTCGGTTCTTAATGCTTTGCGATATGCATTCCGAGCCTTTTTATCGGGGTGAAGCCAGAATTGCACGTTCACAGGAACCCATGAATAATAGTCTTTAGTGTAACAAAATAATACAAACGCTGTTGGTCCAACCCCCCCCCCACAGAGTTCAAACTTAACTGGCATTGTTCTTTCTCCTCAGTTTCCTCGCCGTCCACACAATTCCATAGCCGGTTACAATCATCACGTAGAGCAATGCTGTGATGAGGCAAATCTCATCAATTGCGTGCCATGCTTCTGCGTTCATATCCTATCGCCTTTATGTGTTCGTCTACCTACGCCAAAGCACCGGAGCATTGCGAGCCGCGATTCCTCGTCTGCCAACTCGCGTCTCAGTCGAGCGATCTCTAAGCGCAAATCTGAATCGCTTCCGATCTTGAAAATTCCAATCCAGCAAAGCAGAAAACCCATACCGAGAAAGAAGCATAATGCTCGCCATATCCATTCCATCTAGGTCTCCTTTGCCTGCAATTCTCCTTGCAGTTTTTGAATCATCGCCGTAAGTTCAAATTGCGTAGTTCCTGCTTTTGCTTCAGGTTGCGAATCGTAAGGGGATATCACGGGAGACAATGTACCCCCCACGACGCATGAGCATCTAAATGCTTCAGTCGTCAATTTCCCCAGTACCATCTTCGGGCCTACCAGTAAGCCTCCTGAGTACTCGGGTATCTCCTGCACGTTGAAAGCCTCTTGTTCCGCGTCCGTTGCCCTTCTCGTGTGTGTGAAGCGTGCGTAACATCTCAAGCACACTATCGCATGCGGCCCGAGCTGCTCTACGACTCCGAGCTTCCCAATTATCTTCGTCTGTTCGCTCTCTGTGCTCCCCAGTACTTTGCCCTTCACTATTACCAGGTCCCACTTCTTTTTGAGATCGGCTGCGAGCCGCTTCGTTTGCTCTGGTCTGGATTGCGATTGCACGTTGTTTCTCCCTTTCTTTCAGTTCACATTCCCAAGCGTAGCTTCTGATCTCCGCTATGCTTGGAAAAAACTGGCTCCATTTGATTATGTCAGCAATGGCAGCCTCAGCATACTGATATTCTAGGTCAGCAATGTTCTCCGCGTATGCCCCTACGGTTTCCTTACTTATCTTTTCCCGCGGATAGCATGCCGAAAGTTTCGCTAGTAAATGCAGGGCTTCTTTTAACAGCATCTTGTTTCTCCTTGAGTTCCTTGACGAATTCGCGGATACCAGCCCAGCCTTTTGGTTCATTCTCTATCGGCGGTAGCTGGAGTTTATTAGCACACGCGTAAAGGACACCGATTGTGTAGCCGGACTGCTTGATAAACGGATCATCAATCGTAAACAGGGCATCGTCTATGGCCTTGACTCCATCTTCGTCAAAGGTCTGTAGCAACTTGCCCAAGAGCTTCCCTTCCTTTGCTCCGTTCACGACATATCGTTTACCCGGGAAATGCTTCCCGAAGTTTTCGAAGTGGTAGTCGATAAGAATCTTGATTCGAGGATCAGCGACGCGAGGCGGTTTTTTCGCCGATGCGTCAAGAGTAGGAGTCTGGAGTCTGGAGTCGGTGTCAGGAGTAGGAGTAGGAGTAGGAGTAGGAGTATGCGCGCGCGCGCGAGGGTCACGCTCTAGTAACGGGTCTGTCACGTCTGTGTCACGCGCCCTATGTTTTCGTTGCCGATTTCGCTCGTTGATCTTTTGCTCTATCGGACGCATTCCCTTGAGTTTGTGCTGATTCCATCCGACAATCCTAACTCGGCCTCTCTGTTCGTAGATTCTTTTTCGTTTCTTTTGAGTTTCGAGAAGTCTGTTAAAAGTTTCACACCACCCATTATAAAGTACGCCAAATTGTGCGAAAAACTCTTCGCGAAGACTCAAAAGCGATATGCTTCCATCGTGTCCAAGCTCCGCAGTTCGGTCATAAAGCCAGTACCAAAAAGCCAGATTGAAAAGCTGTTCTTGCATACCATCAATCCCTGGCAATTCTGGTGAAGCCTTAAACTCAGGCCGGAGACTCCAGCCCGTCATCGCGAACCAGTATTCTCTGTGGTCAGCTCCCATTGTTGCAACTCCGGCTAATCGGCAGAAAACGAAAAAGTCACTAGGTGTCACGGCGTCGTGAAAGGAACCCAGCGACTTTTCGTCTCTGCCTTAAATCTATAATTGTGAATATACGCCATGACTTTCCCCTTTCGCTGCCAGATTATTCCAACCCTCGCGGCGTGTCAAGAAGATTTTGCCGGCCCTGTTGCTCCTGGGGCTCGTGGTGAAGCTGATTTGAGCAATTCCCATGCGAGTGCAGCCACTGCCGGAACTTGTCCTTGTCCAAGCACTCTAATTTGCTCCAGCCAATGGGCCATCCCATGAACCACTCTAGCCATCTCGGGTTCGGACTTCCACCAAGAGCACGCGCGAGACTTCGCATCTGACAACTCCGGAAGTTCCCGCGTGCGTCTCGTGTCAGTAATGTTGGCCACAATCCACAACCTATCTCTCTTGTGCGGCGCTCCCACTTCGGCTGCCGATAACACACGCCAGCGAGCATCATACCCGCTCTCGGCCAGCTCCCTGAGTATCGTCCCAAAGTAGCCATGAGATTTGGCAAGCAGCCCTGGGACGTTTTCCAGAAAACAGAATCGGGGTTTGATTTCTCTAATAATGCGAATGATGTCAGGCCATAGGTTTCGCTCGTCTGTATCTGCTCTTCGCTTTCCTGCGACGCTGAAGGGCTGGCAAGGGAATCCCGCACTGATGATATCCACAGCTCCACGCCACGGTTTGCCATCAAAGGTTCGGGCATCGTCCCATATCGGCGCGTCATCAAGGAATCCATCTTTGATTCTTGCCTTGATGACTTTGACGCAATAGGCATCGTTTTCGACATAGCAGACAGTTCTCCATCCGAGCAGCCACTTGCTTGCGAGGAGTCCACCACCTGCTCCGGCAAATAAACCCAACTCATTCAATCATTTTCTCCATCAGCTTCTTGTGTTTGCATTCCCATCGCTCGCGCCAGTCGCGTTGCGTCTTTCCCGAGGCCCAGTCACGTGCCGCTCTTCTCGCTGTCGCTTCGGAATCTTTCAGCTGAAAGGTAAATGAATTGCGACAATTATCTATTGCATCCTTCATGGCCGCGTCAAGGGTAGACCGATAGGATAGACCACTGAACCCGTTAGCAAAGAAAACGACTTCGCTTTTGCCCCAGGTGAAAAATAGTCGTTCCTTCGGTGTCACAAAAGATATATCGCCAACCCCGTGACTTCCAGCATGACGTGAACCAAAGAACCCGAAGCGAGCAATCTGCGCATTGAGGAAATCGCGCTCCTCGTTAGCTGCCCGTGCATAGTTGCGACGCTTGCTGCGCTTGCGCTTTCCTTTCATATCACCTTCACCCATTTCTTGCTTGCCTTCGGCTTCACGCCATTGACCTTATCGAGCAATGCACGGATAGCGACGACGGCTTCGGTGGCGGCTTTGGGGGTTCCGAAGTTCTGTCGAAGTGGTCTATCGTCCTCCGTTTTGGAAATCCCTCGCACATACAATGCCTTCTCAGCAAACGATAACTCAGGTTCATACACGCTCAGTAATCGCCAGTTCATTGTTTTAGCAAGTTCGTCTTCCCCCCTCAGCCTCTCATCCATGTGCAATACGCGGCCCTTGAGTTCGGCCCCGCGCTGGTACAGCTCAATCACGACTTTGGGCTTTGGTTTCATGGCGCCTCCTTTCTGGAAACGAGCGATGCTGCCTCGACACCAGAAATCAGACCCGTCTCTGGCGTGCAGACAAAACTAGGGGCCCAACCCTCTTTGATCATAGTTAGCCATTGATCATAAGTAGCCGTTGCCCGTCCTCCGGCACTTACTTCATTATCAACCAACCATCGCGCCAATTGTTCTGGTGTGGGAAAAGCAGGAGAAAGCGGCGTGCCTTCTGAACAGATTTCGTACATCATCAAATGCGTTGCTTCTTCTGCTGACCATTCGGGCATATAGTCCTTTTTGTCTGGAGCATCGCCAAAATAATCAAGGGCCGATTGAAGCCCCTCGGCTATCGCCTTCGACAGGAAGTCTTCGGCTTGCTTGGAATAGCCGTTGAGTAAGGACAAGTAATGCCCCGTATGGTCTTTCGGATGTTCCCAGTTCTCTGGTACTTTTCTAACTTCTCTTCCCATCTTTTTTCTCCTTTGCAGTACAGCCCTCCCCCTCATACCACTTGCACGTCTGCCGCTTGGGTGCGAGAAGGACACAACGGGTTCCCACCTCTAACCGATTAGGACAGGTACACGCAGTACTTCGACTGAAGGTGGCATACCATTTTGTGATCCTTCGCCATTTGCACGGTTTACGTTTCATCGAGTACCTCAATTTTCACGCGCACGGGATGACAATGCCGGAGATTCTCACGTCTCGTTTCCAGCAATAGCTTTTTGGTTCGTCTCATCGGTTCCGCGTAGCACAGGTAATCATGCAGCATCCACGCCCACGCATAGACGGGCTTAGGTTTTCTTGCCATCGCCATATAAATCCTTTCCACAAAACGGGCAATAGTTAATCATGATTGCCTCTCCACTACCGATCTGAAGTGCCCAACCATCGCCAGGTTTCATCCAGATATATTTATCTCCACTCATGCAACAGTTAGGTTTCATCGCCTTCCCCTTGTGCCAGTTGCCAAAGCGCATGGCAGAACTTGGCTTCAATGGGTGGTTTCCGCGCACCTGACTTTGCTTCGCACTTTCTGAAATGCGGACAGCCGGCACCTCGTTGAAACCAACCCATACAGTAGGTCAAGAGTATCTCCGCCGCCTTTTCGCTGGTCAACAACCCGCGCAGCCTGGGGTTGTCACGCGAGACCATATCTTCGCTCGTCGGCACCTCTGGTCCCTTGACGCGACCTTGCTCTGGCGCTGGCTGTGGAAAGGCGTCTTCGTAGGGCAAAGATACATCGGTTTGCGTGGGGCTGCCAGCTTCGATGCGGTCAGCGAAGGCGCGCATCTTTGCAGCGGTCTCACCGTCACGGCATCGAAACTGCATGATTTCTGCATACTGCCGGATTCGCCCCGCAATCTCGGTTGTGGTCAGCGCGGGGACACCCTCGACCTTTTCCGTTTCGACGAATCCTACTGTCGGTTTTCCCCACTTAGGTTGCCATCGAGTTACGTAGACACCAACATAGGTCAGCACATCGCGGTCTTTCGGATTTTCAATCAGTTTCCATTCCATAGACATCTTTTCCTCCTCTCAGAGCAAATTGGTGGTTCGATTTTTTCACTCCAATAGAGACACCAGAATCTATGTGGTATGCTGATCCAACCAAACCCGCGCCCGAATCGAATTGCAAATCTGAAAACTGGCCGAGGATGAACTGTATGATAATATTTGATTTTCATTTTCTCCTTCCTTTCGGCAACTTCTCAAGCGCCGCCACCAACTTGCGCCGTGCGGCTGCGGCTTGGCGGACTACTTACTATTGGTGACACTCGTGCCACCCCCAAAAAGAAATCGACCAAGTAAAGAAAGCCCCAATGCCTGCCAAAATCCAATATGGGGCAGATTGAACAGTGTGGGACATAGCCAATTCCAGAGCCACATCACGGGCAACGTGAAAATCAATGCGAAGAAAACGCCAACAGCGACTATGCCTAAACCGGCCATCAATACTCTCATCACAATCTCCTTCCTTTCGGCAGTGCGTCTATCGCCGCCACATGAAAGTCAAATCGAGCATCGCTTCTCCTTCTGCGCACGCTCAATCGCCTTGAGACGGCGGGCTTCTTCCAAATCAGTTATCAATTTGATGAATTGAGTCATTACAAAGTTGTGCGGGTTAATCGCACATTGAATCTCAAAATCTGATATTATTCGATTGATTCTGAGTCCATAGCGCTCGACCGTAATTCGTATATCTGCGCTGCTCATGGCGCTAGGCTTCTTTGCTTTCACGGCTTCTCCTTTGCACGGCGGGCTTCACCTAGAATGATGTACATGGCAGAACTCTGACAGTGAACGTCCATTTGTTCAAGCCCATCAGCCCAACAGATACCACCGCATAGTCTACGGTCACGGCAAACGTCTCTATCCCTAAGCCGTCTCAGCGCAGCCCCCAACTCACTGTCAGTTATTCGCATGGGGCCTCCCTAGGTTAACACGACCGGTCTTTCACTCGTCCCATTCCTGAAGTTCAGCGCCTTTTCTATAGTGTCGCATTCGGGGGGAACCCCCTCGACGTGGTACACGCCGATGCTAGGATTCAGCATCTTGAGATAGGGCCTTTTGTGATTATCACCAATATCCAACATAAGCAGTTCATAATCACCGTCCCTAGACACACATTGCGCCGCGAGTTCTCTACACAACCGTTCAACCCCAATCTTTCGCACTATCTCACGGCGCACCTCGGCGTTCTGCTCGGCCATTGCCTTGCGACAATCAATCTCGTTCCAGGGGGTCATCACAACCCACTCCGGAACACGCACGCCGTTGAGGGCATAGATAGAAAACCCGTCGGGATAGCCAATTGCGGGACCAGTCTCACAATGAATCCGTGCGTCACGCAGCTTGCAAACATCGTGGCGTTCCGAGCAGATACACAAGCCCTCGAGCGGAATACTCCAACCGCAAGATTTCGCCAACCGCCACAGTCCACCTAGGCCCGCAGTTTCGTCCTCAAGGCCAAGCTCGCTGCGAAAATAATCGTAGAAACCTAACCATGCGGCATCGTGTTGCCCGTAGATGCTGTCCCCCACGCTGTCCCCCACGCTGTCCCCCACGCTGTCCCCCACGCTGGCCCACACGCTGGCCCCCACGCTGTCCCTCACGCTGTCCCACACGCTGTCCCACACGCTGGCCCCCACGCTGTCCCTCACGCTGTCCCACACGCTGTCCCACACGCTGGCCCCGCCTTGCCGCGAGACGGCATAAAGCAACCCATTCCCCAGCGGTGATCCCGTCCATATAAACTGCGGTTCCTTGAGTTTTGCCTGCGCATACATCCAGCGTATAGCCTCTTCAGCGCATAGTCTGTTGGCTGGTTCCGTGCACAAGCCACGGGCCAGCCATTTTTCCCGATAGACAGGCAATTGTGCTTCCTGCTCTGCCGTGAGCTGCTCAATCCGCGACACGACGCGCCTCTTCCGCGAAGTGGTCATATTCGCGTACCCTGTCGATAACATAGTCGCCTACGGGCACCGTTACGGCCCTGTGCTCTTGGTGCGTTACTGTCGCAACCCCCGACAGCACGCGGAGATAAAATGTGCCGTTACGCTCAAACAGTTCCACGTCACCCTCTGTAATTGTGTGGTGATGCCCAGTCGCTTCACCACGAGCGAGCGTTTTGTCCCTGCATGCCCTAGCATCTAGGGGAATCTGTGCAGACCGGATCAGAACATCTCCTTGTTGAATAAGCATCGCATCCTCCTCATTTCAGCGAAACAATCTTTGCGCACTCATCGTCGATACATACGAACCAAGTCCCAGCAGCGGGCGCCTGACAAGCAATTAGGGTTGTGATGTTGTCTTTGCCATCTTTCGGGTTAAGTTTCAATTCCACTCCTTTCTGCCATATCAACCGCCCGCCGATTGTAAACAGACTTATCTTGATATCTTGTACAGTATCGCCATTAAAATCCGAGGAGCCAGAACGACGGCACAACCCTCGAAATCGCCTAGCGCAGTCCACCAAGGACACTCCTCTCTGTTCTGCGGGCAACGGCTGGCCGTTATTCCGCGCATCAAGGGACAGAGAACCTCGTTCTTCGCCTTCTTTTTCATCTTTTACCTCCATGTAAAACCAGCCGTCCACCGTTGGGTTCGGCCAGACCACTATTTCAAATCGTAAATCCTCGACGGGGGGATTATGTCGCTGACCACCTTAACAGCGATATTGGACAACCCCGACCAGTTGGGCACCTCGTCAGCCGTGCGTATGAGCCAGTAATACGTCCCTGGCACTACATCGCCCGTCCAGCTTTGCGTTGTGCCAGCAACTAGCGGTATGGGCTCCCCCGTGACTTGTGTTGCTGACGACCACCACGAAGCTGTATCGCCTAGCGCCGGGGCCGTTGTCTTGTAGCGCAAATCATACTGGCTTGCCGTGCCAAATAGAGAATCGTCCCCGACACTTGTCCAAGTCAGAGTGATCGGCGCGGCCTCAGCGTGGATAGAAAGGCAAGGGCTCGAAACGAATAGAATCCACAGGAGCAAAACGAGGCCCAAACGGTGAATTTTCAAAGGGCATCTGAATCGCATCATCAAACTCCTTTAACTCCCGGAAATGACCAAGAATGAAAAAGCAGGTTTGCTCTTGTGTGAATTTGCCGGCCTGTAGACCTTGCAGACACCGATTGAGAAACTCAATGTCTCTTTGCAATTCGGCTTCGCTTACCTCGCATCGCGTTCGCTCTGGTGCAATCCACCAACGTATTATCGGCTGGACTAATTCACGGCCATATTGTGGTGCAGCCTCACTGGCCGCTGCTATCAGAATCAGAGCCAGAAGGATTAGGAGGAGTTTCATTTATCACCTCTTTGTTAAGTTTGCGCATCATGTGTATCGCTGCTATCCCCGCCCGTCCAGCGATGTGGCTCATATAGCGCACCATTTCAATCAATATGAATTCGCAGGATTCGCAAATATCAAGACCTTCAGAACCAAACGGATAAAGGGGCAGACTTTTTACCTCACCATGTGCTGCACAAATTCCACATCTACCTATCATCTCATCTCCTTCTTGCGGCCCGCCCGCCGTATTGCTTCTCGGACAGAAGCGTTACTAGACCAGCGGGCGAGCCAACCGTGGGCCTAATCTTCGGCCCGTGGGTTTCCTATTCCTTCACCGCCTCGACGCCAGGGATGGATAGTTTATCCTTCTGCTCCCGTGCTAGTCGATTCAGTGTAGGCATGTTCGGCATTATCAGTTCAATGGCGTCTGGAGGGGCGATGTCCAGAACCCAACGATAGAAGGCTCGTTCATTCACGACCTCTGCGTGCCACTTGTCCCCGAACGTCCGCATGTCGAGTTTTACTGTTGACTCGATCTTCTCTGGTTCCTTCGTAGCAACTTCGAGCACGGCATTGGCAGCTTCGACATCTCCCTTCTCTTCGAGTTCTGCGGCAGCCGCAAGTCGTTCGTCCTCCCGGCGCTTTCTTTCTTCGACGGCCTTCCGTTCCTCCTGTGCCTTCCACGCTCTCACGTTTTTGACCAACGCGGCATCAAGTGCCTCCAACTTACCCCTCTGTGCCTTGATGAGTCCGAGCCATCCCTGATATGCCTTGTAGGCCGCCTCACGGAATGGGTCCAGCTTGGCATCGATAAGTGCGAGCTGCATCCTCACAGCTTTACGGATTTCCTCAGCTTTGAGCACATCATCGGCGGTCTTGATATCTGGAATACCAGCCGCAGAAAGAAACTTCACAATCGCCGCGTCCACTTCCTGCACAACCGGCAGGTTTTTCAATTCATCACCCATCACTAATCTCCTAACGGCAGAATCCGTGTCTGCCAGTAACGGCTTGGTTTGATCTCGAGCCCTTTCTTGTCAATCCACTTTCCTACGATCCGGTAAAGCGGCGTGAGCACCTCGGGCTTTTCCTTGACGAGTTCCTTGATAGCAGCATGAGCCGCCTCGTACTCGGCGGCGAATGGTTTGCACCTTGCGTACACGGCCAGGAGTTTCTCAAGTTCGTCTCCCCCGATTTCTGCGACTCGATTCGCCACGTCCGGTAAACAGAGGTGCACAAATGAGCACTCATCACATTGCTCGGGGTCGTAGGACATCCGGTCGGGAAGCGTCCCAGCCGCGATATGCTCGTTGATCCGTACTGCCTGCTTTGTCGCTCGATCACCAAGGTCTATATCAATCGGCATGGGGATGAATTTGAGCTCACCCGTTCCTTTATTCTTCAGAATGAACAATCCTTCCTCAACATTGTCCATCCAGAGATAAAGATTCAATTGAACGGGGGCCTTGCGGATATAATGGGGCTGATTCTCTGCAAGGAAATCCGCGATGGAATTCAGTTTCGCCCACGTGTGCGACGCATATCCTTTGATCTCGAATGGTATCTTGCGATCAGGTTCAACAATCTTCCCATCTACGTGTCCCGTGATCTCGAATTCCTTCCATTGATAGGGCCGTTGCTGCTCGATAATCTGAAAACCGCTCTCACGCAGAAGTGTGATCGTCGCATCCTCGTGGAGACGCCCCTCCCGGAAGATTGACTCAAGAGTCTCAGAGTGCATCGCGGCTTCCTGCCACCGTGTGCGCCAGTAGACAATGAGCCGATTACAATCCCCCCCGAGCATTGAGGCGCGGTTTGATTTGCAGGGGTAAATTTGCATCTGCCCCCGCACATATTCCCGCACTTTTTCCTGGAACGCCTTCGCGTCTATCATACCCACCCCCAATGATTCAACTCCTTACCGTCAGGCATGGTCTTGGTGCAACCCTTTGGGCATTCATAAAATAGTCGACCGGCGTTGGCTTGACTGGTTGAGGTTTTTGTGATGAGTTCCTCCTTGCATTTTGGGCAATCTTTCTTCGGGGGTCCGGCATTCTCACCTACTGGTATGGCGGATTCTGACGGCGACGTTGCAGGAGCCGCCTGCCCATTAGCCGGGCCCTTGGCTTTCTCTTCCGGTGCTTTGTTCTCCTTGCGCTTCTTATATTCAACCGCGCAAATCTTCTCCTTCTTCAATCCCGCCGCTTCGAGTTGTTCCCATGTGAGTCCACGGAGGCCGATGCTCCTGGTCACGGCATTTACGATGAAGTTGGAGAGCGCCGATTTCATCACGTCGGGTTCGTCGACCTCTTCCATCGGAAGAAGAACGCCGCCGCGCATACAGAAAAACTTGTCATTGCTTGCCCTGGTCCCCATGACTTCGATTTCTACGCCCCCGAGGAGACGACACCGAGTCCGACCCTTGATCTGGATGAAATAATAATCACCTCGGTCATGCTTCGTGAGTTCTAGGCCGTACCAATCCACCCCGAATGGTGTCTTGACTTTTTCGCAACCCGTGGCTTCTAGGTACGGCTTCCCATTCTGATTCGACCAATCTCCTTCGACCGTAAGCCTGAGTGCAATACCCACAAGTTTCTGATAATTCGCAACTGCGCGCTCAAGTTCGGCGAGCGTTGCGTTATCGAGGAGCCGCATTGGAAGATCCTTCCTAGGCTCCTCGGGAATCGCTACCGCGTATTCTTCTGGTTCTGCCATGTTTTCCTCTTGACAGTCTCGGGGCTGTCCGCTAATAGTGAATTACTCGAACGGAGTCCCGTTCTCTTCCTCATCCTTTTCCGTACGAAACGGATGCTCGTCTTCCCCGTCCTCCTCCAGAATCTCATCAAAATCCGGCCACTCAATTTCCGGTGGTTCTTTTTTGGGGTTCACGTCCATCTCCTTGCCCGTGGCCGCCCTGACGCCTTCACAAAGCGACCACGGGGTTCAGCGGCTATCCTCGCCGCTACTCTGTCCGGCCCTGATCCACAACAGGTACCTTGATTTCAAAATGCTGGCATTCCCTCGGTGTTTGTTTGCTTGGCGCCTCGTCTGCCGCCACCAAGCAAACAACTAAATGTCCCAAATAGGCCGCAAGCAGTTTGCAATTAGAGGCATGAAACGTGATCGTGCCACTCGGTAAGTCAGATCTGAGACTCCAATATCCATCTACATGTTGCATCGCAAATGTATCTGACATAGCACTCTCTTCAATCGTGATCGACACTTGCATCTTTTGCCTCCATCTCCGAAGCCAACCGCTCGCCTTCAAGAAAACGATCAAGAGCAGCTGCGCAATTTTTGCATATCTCTATTTCTTTGCTGCTAGAGCGAAGACGACGTGTTGGCATTTCTTCACCTATTTTGAGCGTGATTTCGTTTTCCCTTAGACATCGTTCACATCTGAAGACTCTGAATATCGCCATATCATCACCACCATGTATGCCCCGACGCTAATGCGCCGTATATGAAACCAGCGGCGATTGCGGCAATAGATTTGACAATGAGCTTCCAAAGTTTCACTTTCGCCTCCCTGCTCTGTCTTGTGCGCGGTCTTGCCAGCGTATGATCTTGGCTTCGAGTGCCGCGTTGCCCGGCCTCGTTGCAGTGCGATGGCAGGGCCACGGTCGAAACGGCCCTGCCTCGGTGACGACTGTGCGAGCAACGCGGCGGCTAGTCATGGCTTCACTTCCTGTATGCGCTCGCGCTTCCTGGGTCTCACGCGCTTCCAAATATGGCAGGTACAGCCAGTTTCTTTCGAGCGTCGCTTTGCAAGATTGAGCGCGGCTTTGCGCCCAAGCTCAACTCCAATAGTCTGATCATCCGGCTTCTCACCTACCATCGTAACCTCAAAATGCTTGAGTCTGGACCTTGCCATTGTCACGGCAGCAACTTCGTATTTCATGGTCTCGCTTCTTTCAGGTTTGGGCCGCGCCGTGGGTATTTTCGTCGTCCAACATCTCCGAGTGTAAGTACGAAGGGCAGACTCGGAAGGTGATTGTAGGTAAGTACGGCGCGGCCCATTAACAAAACGGACAGCAAAAAAGCCAAGTCGCAATCCGGAGCGAAGCACAGATGCGTGACTCGGCTTCTCGCTGTCCACAAGTTTTCTATTTTCGGATTCATGCTTCGCTCCTCCGATCTACGGATACCAGAATAACACAGCCCCTTCAACCTGTCAAGTCTTTTTTTTCAGCCAACAATCTACGGCTTCCCGGATGAGTGATGCGATGCTTGCGTGACGATCGAATCCGATTTTCCGCAATCGGTCGTAGGCTTCTGGTTGAAGTTTGACAGATAGTACTTTCCACATTTTAGTTGTTCTCCATTTTCCCGGATGCCCCACGAGGGGCGTTTCGGGCTCTCGGCCTCATCAGCGGGTTACCAGCAATTGCTGGCGTCGTGATATTGTGCTTCCTCCCACCATTCCCGCGCGCGGTCTGTCTGCGGCCCACGCACGATACCGCACTTGCAGTCCGACATGCCGCAGAGCATGCGCCGGACGCGGCGATACTGATTCCGCGTAGGCTTCCCCAGATCGCGGATACGAACCTCCGAATTGTGAAACTCGTTTCTCAGCATTATCATTCTTTTCACCTCCTTCTACTTTATGTTTCGCAATCTCCGCAACAAAACGTCCCGCACTTTGGGCACAAACCCATCTCTTTCAATTCCTTCGCTCGTTGTTCGTCGGCCTCAAATTGGTGAATCCGCCGAGCTTCTTTCTGTTTTTCCTCAGCATCCTCCAGCGCATAAAACTCAGAAAGGATTCTCCGGATTTCCTCAGCTTCTGGAGTAGAAGAATACTGAAGATATTCCCAGTGAATTCCGACTTTTCCCATCGTATTGTCGTCCGGACTTCCCGGGTCCACCACGACTCCATAGTATCCGGGATTTCCGAGATCATGAACGTAGGTTCGTCCGTTTTTCTCTACTGTCTGATCGTGCTTCATTTCCTACCTCCTTTTCAACCTTCGATACTATCATACTATAATATCGGTATGGTGTCAATAAAAATCGACCTGAAAATGAGCGACAGACAAAAATACTTTTGGGCAAGGTTTTGCGGGCGCGCAAGGCCATTGCAAATGGGCACGCCGGACATTGCGATATGCGAGGATTTCTAAGGGCCGATTATGCTAATACCATATCTGCTAGGCATTTACGGTTGTCACGATTCTTGCAACTGGTAGCAGATGAAAGGAGATAGGAAAATGAAGACAAGACCAAACCCGAAACCGAAAGCGCGAGTCGATTTCTTCGTGCGCACGCTGATTGCTAGGATTCAGGCCGCTATGATACTTTGCGCCCTGGGAATCCCACGGCCCACAATTGAAGCCTGGAAGCACATCAACGGCCACGCCTGGTGGTGAAAAACGCGAATATAACGATTGTGGCGAACAGCGACGGCGGGAGGACGGCCTATCCCTCGACTTCTCAGCAGAAACGCATGGGAAAACGCTAATGCCTCCTGGACCTTCCTACGCATCCTAGGAGCATTTTGCGCGGGCGAGCAGCATGTCGACCAGCCCGATCATCCGATTGGCCAGTTTTAGCGCCTGGGGCTTGAGAAACCTACCGGCCAGCCATTTTTGTAGCGGTATCCCCGCGCCCAAACGTGGCGGCAAGCGATTGAAGAAATGCTCGGTGATGAGCTGCTTTGCCACAAGTCGCTTGATTTTTCGGGTCGTGGGCATCAGGCCAACGGCTAGGCCTATCGCAAGTGTGCCCTGTGCAAGCTCTTGCACCGTCCAATGGCCATCAGCTTCGATCTTTTTGGCCAGATCGCCAATGAAACTTTTTACAAGCGCCGCCTGGTCGTGGGCCTTGCCTTCAGCGTCCATGATAATAAAACTGTACGGCAATATCGCTGGCTCAGTCGGGGCATCAGGTTTGATGCGTGGCTTGAGTGGCTCCTTGCCGAGGGCCTCGATCTCGCGTCGCATGCTTTCGGTGAATTCGGTCATTCCTTTTCAGGCTTCTCTCATTGCCAGAACGCTGTCACGATTCCGTAGATCATCAGAAATAGAAGAAGGCCAGCCCCAACCACTAAAATGGCTATGGCGATGACTTCGGGCCAATCATTTTTCAACCAATCAGGCATGTTGCCTCAAGGCAAGCGGCGCGGTGTCAGTGATATGAACATCAGACTGTGTGCGCAGCGCAATGGCAGGCCGCGCCGCTCGCATTCCTACTTATAATCCAGCGCGAATCTCCAAAAGAAAACCCCTTGCCAGCCCATCTTCTCTACGTATCGCACGCCGACACCCGTATCGACGTATTGCCCCATAGCGTCCGGCATCGGAATTTGAAAACCAACCTCAGACTTAATACCCATGTAGCTTCCTTCCTCTAACCAGGAAACCGTGGGCCCGAGTGCGAATCTAATCTGTGGATCGTTGACGGCTTTGCCTTTCAGCACGTATCCGAACATCAATGAACTCGGAACAGAATTCCCACCTTCAGCATTCCAGGGCGGCGCTAGCTCCTGCTCCATGCAGACACTCAATTTCCACGTATCGCCGAAGCGATAGTTAAAAGCAGCCTCGACGTTCGACTGATTGAGTCCCGACGGATCCGCCTGGCCGATGCCGCCGGTGACTACGAGGCCGGTTCCCATGCCGAACTGTGCTGGACATTCGACTGGACAAAGGCAGGACGCAAACACGCCTATCACTAGGCTAAGTAAAAAGATAGGTATGGACAATCTCATGGACAATCCTCCAACCCCGTAAGTGGGGCAGTTAGGGTGCAGGTGTGATGGTGATATTGTTACCGCTTTTTTTTGCGGGCAAATAATCCGTAGCCGTTTTCACACCATAGTAAGTCGTGAAGAAAATCAAGATTAGATCTTGTGTCTTATCCAACACGTGAAAGCATGCAGAAACAACGACGCACGTCATCGCTATCATCGCAACCAGTGAACGCTTCAATTCCATCTTTGTCAACTCCTTTCTTATGCAGCAAAATCCCCGAAAATCTGATCCGGCGAAAGCTCGGGGTGTCCTCCTAGTGCAACTTCAATTGAATCATATCCATCCCCACGCTTCACGCGATGCCAATGCTCGCCAAAAGTCTCATCAATATCTGCGTGAATGAATCGGCGCGGATAAATGATTACACGCGGGAAGGCCTGGATCGCAAAATTGAAAGCTGTCCAGATGCTTTTGTTCCGCAATCTAAAGTCCATCGCCAGCCCCATCATATGTCTGCTTGCCCGTGCTCCGCTGACTTCGAGATTATGCTTAGGGCAGCGATAGCCTGAGTTCACATACACCGGCTCCTGTACGAGAAATCGAAATCGCTCGGCGGCGTCGATCAACCCTTGCTCTACGTTCCACACCTGACAGCACGGACACATCATTTCAGCGACAGAGAAATGTGATCGTACGCCCTCGGAGGTCAGGAACTGTCCGCGTTCAATAAGCGCAAGCCCCATCTTACTGCCCTTTCGCTATCCATGTGATAAGCCCACCAAGCGCGAGTATAGCTATGGTTCCGAGGATGCCCTTGAGCCAGCGGAGATCATTCTTGATTTCCGTGCAGATAGTTTCAACGCCGGTCAGGCGTTTTGTGTTTTCTTCGCCTTCGCCATTCAATCTTTCGAGATGTTCACGTATGGCTTTGATCGCCTCCCATACGCCTTGAAGTTCAAGTGATGTCGTAGTCAGAGTCATTGCCCTCCTTCTTTCTGCTGCCGTTATTGTGGACTAAGAACATGCCCCTCGATAGAAATAAGCATAAAGTTCTTTCAGTTTCTTGGGCTGCAATATCCCTCCGGCGCCTCGTTGTCTAATCGGGCAGCTAACTCTAACCCGTTGAAACGGCGCAAGTATCTGCATGCCATTAGCTATGCTCGGGTTGCCAAGAATATATTGCGTTACAACGCTATCTGCCCCAGTTGCCGCATTGTAGGTAGCTGCGGAGAAATAGTCGCTATAGGTTCCCGCGATCCAAGTGGTTCCATCAAGACTATAATCTACCGCAAACCGCAAACTATCAATCACGGTATCCGCAACTGAGCGGAAAAAGAAAAGGCCAACCGTATCCTTTGGGTTTTCCGCAAACAAACCAGCTATCATAAATGCATTTGTCGTATCTACATCAACCGTTGCAGTTGTAGATTCCGAAAGAACGCTTGTGTAAAGCGAATCTATACCGCTCAGCGGCCATGTCAATTGCCAGAGGCGCGTACATGGGCTTGGGCTGGAACGTAGAGCATTCGGGGCAACATCCTTCACCAACACCTTTCCGTATACCGCTGGAACACAAACGAGAGAAAGAAGAACGAAAAGGAGCACAATCTTACTCATGCTAAACCTCCACTACTTGAATGTGATAAACCAATCCCTGCCCTTTTTTGAAGGTACTGGGGTTTTGCGTTACTTGAAATTGTTTGCTTGCCCATGTTACCGTCCCGCCGTACTTCGGATATACCATATGAGTATCAACGTCGGCATCGAATGTGATTATGTGTCCTACGCGCAAATCCACGGCATTGTGAAACGTAGAAAAAGATGGACGGAGAACAGGCGCAGCGCGGTCGAAAATATAATTGCGCAATGCAACCGCTGAATCTTTATCCGCAATCCAGGGGAAATCAGACTCAAATGTATTTTTCATTCCATAGGTGGTTTCTCGCGTTCCCGCATTCGTAACTCGCGTTCCATCCGTCCCACCCTCTCCGTCGTCACTCCCATCGGGTGAAATGAAAGCTGTGCGTAAGCACTTGTCTTGAGGTGCAAAGTAACGGTAATGGACATAGACGCGGGTGTAGATTTCGTCAACGGGTGTTTGCGAAAGCTCGAAAGGTGACTTTTGATCTATATGCGCATTCCAATTGAAAGCGGGTGAATAAATCTTTTCGGCACTAGGGCTAGATTGGTAGCATACCGCTTGCCACTTCCCGTCTATCGGTGAACGATATACAAGAAGTCCAGGGCAATGTCTTTGCATTTCTACCCGCGCTTCGTCAACCGTCGTTTCTTCTGTCATAGAAACGCAAAGTTTGTAATCGCCCGTGACAAGCGCATTCAAATCCGTTCGTGCCTGTATCCAGCTTCCAAGGGTTAGGTCGCCGTCTGTCGTGATATTGAAATCATCGGCAGCCACAAGACCATTTCCCCGTTTCACCATAAGATGACGAATCACATCGGCGGGGTTTTCGATCAAGGCTCCATTTGTTCCCGTAAACGTGCCAGACGTATCATCCTTCTGTGCTTTGTAGTTCCCGCAATACAAAAGACTCGGAGTCTGGTAGGTTGTCTTGTATTGCGGGATGGGAAGATTCCAAATGCCCGTTTTTATGTTGTAGAGCTTCATCCCCTAACCCCTTATCTTCGGCCCAAAGGGTTGCAATACGACGCGCTTCCAGGGAAACTTTCCCATCCAGGGCAATCTCGTGACATCCGTTTTCAAATCATAACGGTTCCACAACGCCATCCCCGTTATCCTACAATAACCAGTATCGTCAACAAACTCTGCACGTAGCTCTAACGGGAATTCGTTGCTTGATATGTCAACAACGACAAAGCGCCACTCGCGCCAATTGGCCAATAACGTTGTGATGCCGAGCAAATCATACTCGACCCCTGGCAATGCAATGGTTGTGCTTTGGTGATAGTCACTTGCCGCTACGTCCCAAAGACCATATTTTAGTGTTCCACTTGCGCTAGTATCATCCCAGTAGATGTAAACGGTGATGCTGCCCAGAATTCCTGGATTCCCCGTGTTGGGAATCGTGAGACTTAATATTTGCGCATCCATGATTGCAGTGTATGTCGTATGGTTACGATCCATCGCCTTGGCAGGATCACTCGCCGTGTTGCCATCGCCGATGCCCGTAGGAATTACGCAAACTTCACCGTAAGGATTCTGGTCAAATTCCATCTCTACTTTTTCTATGCTATTTGTGGGGCTGGGATAGCCCAATTCTTTAAGCGTAGTTAATTCACCGAGTGCATCATCCCACAGACGCAATGGGTCTGTCCCAAGTGTATGCGCTGCGGACGTGCCGTCATTATCACATACACGGATGACGGGCCGCCCATGATCAGGGCCACTTTTATCAACACAGATTGCTTGTGCAACCGGCCAATGCTCCCCAAGTATTGGATACCCGGAATATGTTGCACCGGTGAAATCCCCATAATGAAGAGGTACTCGCCTTCCCATGTTGTCATCCGGCGCTTCGGGGAAAGCAGCTCTTTCGATCACCGTTGGCGGGATTGTGACATCCCACTTATACTGCTCGGTTAAGTTAAACTCAACTTCCGAATCGTCGTAGCGCGCAATCTCCGTGATGTAGCCCTTGAAGAGTATCTGGCTTGTGCCTACGCCAACATGCCAGAGCGTGAATGTCACTGCTGCACCGGCAAAAGCGTATGTGCTTAAGACATCCCCGAATGTCTTTGCCGCTGTTGTCTGATAATTGAGCTTCCGATTCTGGACGGTGAACGATGCACTTAAGGGGGCAATCTCGCCCGTGAGAATATCAGCCCGCTGACCCGTGAGGCCGATGCTTACGAGCCTCTCTTCATAAACTGTGCCGCCATAAGTTGCGGCACGATCTGTGAGATAGAGCGTCCTTGCGCTTGGCTGTGTAAGTGCGATCTCACACAAAATTGCATAGTCCCCAAACTTCTTCCGTGCATCGTCTATAAAAGCCACATTAGCACTCCACTAAGCGAAAACCCAAATTGTATCTATCGCACTCGGCCAGACTAGATTCCAACTCATCGCCCTCTACGTATACCATGTATGCAGGGTTGTAGTTGTCTGCGCTGTAATATTCGTCCGTGAACCAGAAAGGTCTGTACCCTTCGGTGTATGTTTCGTCAAGCTCAGTGAAAATGTATGCGTAGTCGGTCGTGCGGGTGAGCTGTGTAAACTGCACGTCCCACACTTTCTTTTGCGGCCCCCACTTTGTGGCGCGCATATAGCCGCCCTTGGTGTAGCTACGACTGATATTCTTGCGCTTCCCGCGTACAAGACCAAGACGCGGAGAGCGTGTTAGTGTTCGCACAAGACCGAAAAGTCCAATCTCACCAATCTGTACCACGGCATCTTGACCCGTAATGCCGACCCACCAATAGCGCTTGCTCACGCTATCAACACTTATCACGGCATCCTTGTTGCCAATTGCTCCACTTGTAAGTGCGGTATACGTCGTAAGCTCTGCCCACAAATCCGTTGACGTATCGGTCGATGAATACTTGACGGTGATACTCGCCGTCTGTATCCCTAGCGTATGTCGAGCAATACCAAAACCAACAACGGCTGCGGCTGCGGTCAGATCATACCGCCACACGGTTGTAGCCGTTGTGTTGGGTTTACCTACTGTTTGCACGTCCTCGTCGCTCACGTTGACTAGCGGATAGCTTGCGTTCTCGGCTCCGTCCGTCACGGTGGGAGTCAAACCATAGATTCGATTATTGAGATATAACTTCCACGCCATTATGCGAGTCCTCTCGAAGCGCAGCGGGCAATAGCTTTCATGCCGCCACGAACAAGAAGCCAGTCCTCAACGCTTCGACTATCAAGCGCATGAATCGTAAAGTTGAAATTCGTAGTTCCGCCCGAGGGCGCCATTTTCCGTTGTGGCGTGACGCTCACATATTCCGTGCCGCGCTCGCCAGCAACAAACATCGTAGGGCGATTGACATAGCCCTGATAGCCTCCCTGAGCCGTGAAGAAATCCCAAAAGGTTTTTCCAACACCAAACCCCGAAAAAATGCCCTTGAGTGCGCTGAACACCGCAAATTGTGCTATCAATTGCGCAATCATTTGTGTTCCATAAGAAAGAATCGCATCGAAGAATGCCTTCCAATCCTTGAGGCCACTCATCAACCATGCATGAATGCCAGAGGTTAAGGCGCCCACGCTCCCACGGATTGCATCAAAGGCCCATTTCTGTTTACTGATCAGTCCTTCATAAAAGTTGTCAAAATCGCTCTTGATTGGTTCGAGAAGTTCCCGGATGTTAACGAGATCGGGTAATTTGCCGAACAAGTCTTTGATTGCCCTTTCAAACCTATCAATCGAAATGGGCCCCATGATAGCCTTGAAGAGCCAGTTACGACTTAGGGGCGGGTGACTAAGGAAAGATTTAATGGGCATCATGGCCTCGTTGATGAATACTTGGACTGACTCAGCAGCTTCCTTGCCAGCTTGCTTGGCCTTTGCTTTATCAAGACCCATGCGACTTACGAGTCCAGCAATATCTTTTTCAGTGATCGCGCCGCCTGTCGTTTTTCCAAGTGCTTCATCAACCCGTGGGCCAATTTCTATAATGGCCTTAATCATTTCATCGGTGTAGGAACGAACAGCTTGTCTTGCGGCGGCAATCGCAGCTTCTTGCGGCTTACCAAGTCCACCTGCGAGGATTCCCCACAAGTCAAAAGCCTTCAGGGTTGCAAGAATGGTGTGTCGCTTGATGATTTCATTGTAGAAAGCATCTGTGTCCTGTCGTGCCTTTGCGATTTTGTCTGCATAAGGGGCTAGGACATCATTTACAACGGCCCCAACGTCCTCATAGATGTCTTTGAAAACTATGCTGAGATTCCTAAAAGCTCCGACGTTACCTTTGTTTGTTTCTTCAGCTGCGCCTTTGATATTCTGTTCATAATACTTTATCCAGAAGGCTGCCTTCTGTGTAGCCGTCGCATGTTCTCCAAGTTGCGCGGCAGCAGTACGCATGGTTATGAATTGACGATTCATAAGCTCTATTTCGCCCATCAACGCAGCCGAAACCAACTTTGAAGCCATTGCTAAATCTAAAGTCTTTCTGCGAGCAACATCTAGTGCCATTGGCACAACCTTGAGAGCAAGGTCATAATCGCCAAGATTGTCAACAAGTTCAATCATGGCTTGAGCGGCCTGCTCATCCTCAAAGCCAGTCGTAACCTTGAGACGATCAAAATATCCTCGTAGCGAACCTTCGACTGCATCGTAACTCTTGCCTAGCGCCTCGACTTGAAATCTGAGAGCTTGATAGACTTGCTCCGATTCCAATGCTGCTTTGCTGGAAGTCCGGAGAAAGGTTACAATCTGATAGGCACCGAAGGCAACGCCAAGCGTAGCCGCCAATTTCTTGGCGCTACCGATGACTCTATCGAAGCTCTGTTGACTTTCCGCGCTCACATGGTCGCGGTAGAAGGCATCGACATAGACATTAGCTGCCACTTGCCAATCCTCCAAGCTCACGCGCTTTTACAAATCTCCGCACGCACGCTAGGGCCGTGACTTCCTCCAGCGTCAAATCGTTCATGCCGAAATTACATCCTGCATCGACAAAATCATTCAAGAAAAGCGCTCTCTCCGTCATGGGATCAATCCTGTCCTTTAACTCGCATTGGTCGCAGATGCGTTTCCAATCATCGGGGAAATCCAGTTTCGCCGGGCAAACATCACAGTTTCTGAAACGCGATTCCGCATGTGCCAAGTCCTCAAGATCATCTTGTACTTTCTTGGTGACATCACTCCGCAACCGTAAGTCGAAAAAACTGCGATACGAACTTCTCGAAATATGGAGCGTAGAAGGCATCCGCAATTAGGAGCTGCTTCCAGCCTTCAATTTCCATGATATTCACAGTTGTCTCATCACCCCTTGTGAACTGTACTTGTGCATCAATGAGGAAATCAGCCGCAATGCCCAAGTAAAGTTCCTCTCGTTCACCCGCGTCGATGTTCTCCAATGCCCCGCGCTTCTCTGAAAAGGCAGCAAGCCCGTCCATGCGTTCCCGCGTTGTGGGACGCTTGAAGGTCAGCGACTCCGGCTGTCCATTCTCATTCAGGAAGCTGAGGACTATCGGCTTCCGTATCTCGCTCAGCGGCATCGTGAACCTCCTTCACAAAGCTGTACCCAGGGTGATTTGCAAAAAGGTCTAGTGCCTCCTGCAACTCGGTTTCAAATTCCCCGTTCTCGTCCGTAATGGCAATGATGCGTCCATCGGGGAACGTCACTGCCACATCACGAACATGCGTGCGCTCGACTCTGAATTTTGGCATCATTACTCCTACGAGGCAGCTGCATATTCGACGTTATCGCCATTCCAGTGATATGCCTTCACCGTCGGATTCGTACCATCGGCCTGCACCGTGGCCGTGCAATTGAGATATTGTGGCCCGTTCGCACCGCTACGATCCGCACTTTCGAGTTGCACTTTCGGAAACAATAGTTTCCATCCGTGATAATAACCCGTGGCGATAAGAGTGCCGGTCACACAACTCCACTCAAAACCGAAGGGGATAAAAGCCCCAGCATTGTTAAGACAATACTGTTGCACGGCGGCAGTTGTCGTATTAAAATCGAGCACAAAAGTCAATGTCTGCGTTCGCCGTCCACGCGGGCATGAAGTACGCACGCCCGTCTCTGATGCGTTCGCCCCATATCCCTCATCGCCGAGAAGATAATTATCAATGATGTAATGTATCTCGCGCAGATGCGTTGAAAGCGCAAGCAACCCGCTGGCATCTAAGTCCGTGACACGAGTATTGGCGACCGTAGGCAAGGCAACGCTGAACGCATCTTCAAGGAATCCCGTCGAGAGCCATGCAGCCGTGTTGCCGAAAAGATAATACTCTAGCGGCCCCGAGAGATTGGCTTCAGTTTGAGCCGAACCGTCATTGTAATCACCCCTCGGAATGAGATCGGCGGAAAACGTGACCCATCCTTTACGTGTGGCAGTAAGCTCAAATCTATTCACCGTGCAGCCAGTCCATTGAAATGAACTTCCAGCAGTCGCATCTGCTGCTCCGATGCTATGCTGCTCATGGGTCAAAGAATATAGATCGGTCGTCAATCCGGCTGGTGCTATGAGATGCTGATAGCAGGCCACACCGCCGAGGGTTGATTTCGTATCAGCACCCAAGGCAAAACTAAGAAGAAGCGGCATGAGTTTATCGCTCGCCCAACCAGCGATTGGAATAGCTGCATCCTGTGCAAGAAGTCTTTTGGATGTTTCCTCTTCGTAGCCAACAGCCTCTTCCGTATCACTGTAGAAGACTGGTTTGGGCGTTCCCATCTCGTTGGTGAGATTGGCAACATGTGACAAATCCGTCAACGCTCCATAAGATGACTCTCGTTTGCGGCTGAAATAGTTCCTTCTTGTGATTCCTAGTTGTAGCATTTAGATCGCCTCCTGACGATTCTCAACATCCTTAGTTACCGTGAGCGCAAGATATCCTACGCCCTTACTCTCCGATGTTCTTATGTCAATCCGGCCAGGGCCGACTGTAAGGCTCGTAGCCCCGGCCCAAAAACCATCACCGCTGATATTGCCAGCCCGTTGTCTGCACACTCGTTCAATTTCACTTAACCTCCGTTTTGTGTTGTTATCAAGATATGTGATATCGGTTGCTCCCTGTACACAAGCGATGAGAATATGAATGGGGATTGTATAGACCCCAGCGGGCGAATCGGGCGAGTCCTCATCTTTCGCAAACGCATGGACAAAAATTGCTGGCATGGTATCCTGTGTCAAGCCTTCGAAGAGCGTATCGAAATCATCTTCCGTTATCGCCCGCGCCTCTATGTACTGTATGCCAGCATCGCCGCCGTCGCTTCGATGTGTGACTACGCCGGTCGTGGTGTTCCTCACATATTCAGCCCTCAGATATCCGTCAGCGTCAAGAATCTCTACGATTGCATCCTCTGCATCATTGTAGAGATCGCTTTCATACGGTATCTCCGGCACTGGCAGAAAGCCGTCGTCAAATCCCATTGTTGCCTCTTCGCTTCCTCATTTTACCACCGTGCACCAAGCCGCAAGCCACGCGCCCTGTCTTACGGGCCGCACTGCATACGTAGCACCCGAAGGGACGTAAACCGTGTAGCAACCGCTTCCATCTGTGCGGGCCCAGTATAGCACGGTAGATTTATCGCTGCTTAAGGCCACGATTATAGCTACGTCTGCAATCGGCGTGCCCGAAAGCTTCACAGTATCGCAATCCGCTTGTGTGATCGCAGACCAGCCCGCATCACTCGCATGGGTATCAATATCATATAGCCGCCCTCCGAAAGTCGTATCATAGACGCCCGAGTCCAATGCCTTGCCGATGCGATAGAGGATAACACTGTCTGCAATTGCCTTTGCATCCGCGCCTGAGATCGAGACTGAACCCGATGTCACAGTCTTCTCGGCTATTGTCTGAGCCCAGACCGAATCTGCAATAGCTGTGCGTTCGCCCGCTGTCAGCGTCTTTGCCGCCGCTACGGAGCCATCGAGGTTTCTGATGTTCCCATCCGCAGCGTGGAGCGAGTCTACAGTCCACGAGTCACTGGTTGCTACGACAAGACTCTGAATCGTAGTCCGATACTGCACCTCACCAAATCCATGGGTCGTGGAGCCACTACTTGCGTTGACCTTACCCCACACTCTGCCCGTTGTTGGAAGCCAGTATCGTATTGTGCTTCCAGCCATGCCCGTACTGTCGTAGAGCGTCCCATTCATATAGAAATAGGCCTTGACCGTCGTTGGGTTTTGCGGCGAAGGCTGTGTATCGTTCACCGCATAGTGCCAGATAAGCGTATCCGTTGGAGCGCATGGGCCGAGGTAGGCCCGCGCGGATTCACATCCCATACGCCCGAGCAACACAAGTCCTCCGACGGACAACGCCGTGAGCGCCACGAGCCAGACAATGCCTTGATGCTTTGGTCTCATTCGACATCTCCATATATCAGTTGTTTTCGTAGAGGCCACACGTCGGGACTGTCCGCTTTTATCTGTCCCCATGTGCGCTTTCGTTCGCCAGCCGTTGTTGTGTAAACTACGATATAAGGCTTATTCGTAGCATTGTTCACGGTCGTAAAAGTTATTCGGTCTTGTAGGCTTACGGTGCATCCGCAGACGGCTGGAATCTCGTTTGAAGTCGTTGCAATCCGTATATCGTATGTGTGACCAGAGCCAGCCGTGATTGAATCCGAGGTCACTTTGAAACTAACCCATGATGCTGCCGTGAATTGTGATACCGGCCATTGACGCTTCAGAATTGTGCATCTAGCTGAATCAGTTCCTGCAAGTATACCACTACAACTTGGTATGCCGCCCAAGATACAGCAATCGCCCACGTAGACACCGATATTGGCATCGCCCGTGCAGGTTGAGACGAGCGAAGGAACGTAAATAAAAACTCTTGCACTATCAACTGGCTCGGTGATCGTATCCAGAACAAAGCTGAAAAACGCACGATCAAAAAGATAAACGGCGCTGACAAAACTCCGATAACCTGCATAGGCAGCCGCGGTATTGTATGTGGCTACCCAGTCACTAAAATTATCGCAAACATAAGCCTCATCTGCTCGCTCCAAGTATCCATCTCTATTATCGGTCGCATAAATGGTTGTGCTTGTCGCACTGCCCAGCGATGCCGTCAGACACAGCGTCAACAGGCAAGCCGCAGACAAAATCAATATCACAACATAACCAACCCAGGTTTTCATTTTCCCATCCCTGTCTGCGCGATCATCTCATCAAGCCAGCCGTGAAAGGTTTGCTGCAACGAAGGCTCATCCTCCGGCGCATAGATTTCACACACGGAACGCCGCTTGTGCTGATATTCTGCGTATCCAACCTTTGGGCCTATGCGCATACGTGTCACCGTCAAGCTTATCGGGCTCGACACCATACTGCGAAACATCTGTTGTGTATCACGCATGAGCCATGAACCAGGGGTCACGCGGCCACGCACACGTTTGCGGGCTTTGACTACGCCCTTGCCGTAGAGTTTTTTCACTCCACCCCAGGCTGGCACCAAAGCGCCGTCTGTCTTGCGGATATACTGATATTGAAATGGACGCCATGTTATCCCGCGTGTAGAGCCACCCGTCGAGCCACGGCCAATCTGCATATACTTGAGTGTCTGCCTGGTTGCATACCAGCCAAACCAGCGCTTCAACGGTACTCGCCCGTCTTTTGCGCGGGCACCAACGAGCTTAGCCTTCTGCTCTAGGTCGATTAGATTTACGCGAACTTCTATAGGTTCGTTAGCCACGTTCGAGCACTCCCGTTCTTACCCCAAGGCGTTCAATCTCGCGCAAGCGCAGATAGCTATACTCATAACTCACATGAGTTGCGGCCTGCCCCAGGGTACTCAACCCGCGATATACCCACGTGCGATGTGCAATGCTGTAGTAGATTTGAAAATCCCTGTTGTATTCGGTCGGGGTTGCAGGCGTCACAACTTCGACCGTCTCTGGTATGATGTTCTTCTTTGTGAGTGGAGCTTCGTCTGTGTGAAGCGCTCCGCTATCCCCGCTGCCAAACACCAGGGCTTCACTTGTCACGCCTTCACGCGGAATGTCCCGCGTTTCATCATTGATTTCCTTAACAAGCTTGTCCGCCTCGTCCTGATAGTATTGAGCCAATGAATTGGGCTTTGTTCGGTTGGCCGCCGCAATCAAACCAAAAAGAATCCACATCGTTCTACATACTGCAATTCTTTGCACTATCGGCGGCGTCGGAGGCGATGCAGCAATGTCGGGAAAGTCCAGATGATTCGGCAAGTCCGAATCGGTGATACGCGAGCCAGTGAGTATCTCTTCGAGCACAACCGCCTGTGTCAAGGAGGGCGGCAGATTGCCCGCAAACTCGGCAACCACCTTTGAATACGTTGTGTATGATGCGTTGCTAGAGCCTTCGACTGTCATTGTAGTGGTATCGCCTTCCATGTTCCATGAATCTGCACGTAGAGCGTATCCCCGTCCGCGCTCGGCCACACGGGAACGTGTACATCGCGTTCACGAGGAACATTTGCCAATGCCGCCCCTGGCATATCGAATTGCACAAGAAATTTTCCCCCCGTCGGGAGCGTATGAGTATTGTCTGCATCGTGTATGAGCATCGTGACCTCTGTTGATAGATCGTATGCGAACACGGCCTCGGCCCCATTCTGCCAGCTCGTTCCAAAAGCATTGCGCAGGCCAATCAGAAGCGAATCATCGTTTGTACTGTATGAATAATTGCACATCGCCTCACCGATTATGAGCGGTTTGAGGCGTCCCCAAGTCCATAGGCGGCTGACATAAGAACTGCCGCTAAGGGGAGTCTGGCTTAATTGCCATTGTGGATCTGAAACGTAATAATGCATATCGTAGAAATCGACACAGTTTGCTAATCTCTGAAACGTCCGAGTATGGCCAGTGGACTGACTAACCGTCACGGGATGTCTGTAGTCGTGCGCACGAATGGAATCATAGCAATCTTCAAAGAAGGAAATCATCTGACGAACGGTTCCATAACCGCTTGTTGTCATTGCTGCGGCTTCGTTCATCAGGTCGTATCCCACAAGCACGTCATTATCGGCATACCGGATTGCCAGCGAATCAATCATCTTGAGGTAGTTGGTTCGCATCGTGGTGTGTAATCCATCGAGCGCTTGCCACTGGAAATTTGATGGTAGTTCCGAATGAAAGCACTCTTCGGGGTATCCCCACCAATTGAAGATACTGAGCAGAACTTTGATACCTAAAGGTCTGCAAATATCATTGAGAAATGTGTCCAGATGCCCGATATATGTCTGATTCCATGAGGAAAATCCCGTTGAATCGTTGAAAACTGTTGCTTGATCTAGCGCCCCGAAGACACGAATACAGTTGATTCCCATGCCACGAATATAATTGAGGTCGGCCCGTATCGTTGTGCTATTCCAATATTCGGATAACCAGCCATAGGCGTCACTAGCACTACCAGCATTCTCATATCCAGGCAGAACATAGTTCGCACATTTGTAAGGGAGACCCATCGAGCCAACGGGAATCAGAGAATCGGCGGTCGCATATTCGATCATTACATCATCGATATCAAGCGTATCGTTTGGGCTCCTCACGCTGAATCCAACGGCTACCTTCGCCGTACCAACGGGGTAGTGAGATGGCAACGGGCCTACCTGCACATAGCGCGTCCAAGTATTTCCTACATACCAGTTGAGAACATCGGCACAATCCACACCACTTGAAAGCTCATCAATCTGGTTATGCGAGGCATCAAAGAAATGAATGAACGTACGCCCGAGAGTCCCACGAAAGTAGATGGAGAATACAAACATCTTGGTCGTATCAATGGCGATAAGAGTCGCTGGGAAAGCATACACAAGTTCTGATCTATAACCGCCAGTACATGCTCCGTCGCTTCCTGTCGTGAGTCTAACGTAGGCATCGGCAGTGCCAGATCGTCCGCTAGTCGAATGCCAATAGAATTTACCACCCGTACTCGTGCAGGTGGTGTCCCACAGAAACGGGGCTGCCGTGGAATCAAAAGTCCCGTTCTCGAAGCTTGGGTTTGGGCACAGATTTGTGGCCGTCGTGCAGAAAGCACCCGCCGTCCATGCCTGACGCAAATAAGGGGCACGCGTCGCATTGCCAAGCGCAACCGCTGGAGATTGAACGTAGCCTGTAGCTGCAAGTCCATTCACGCTATCAACAGCTAGACCACGCACACCAACACTCCCCGTTGCCGTGATATTGGGTGCCGTCAATCGCGTCCCTATCGTTGCGCTATCCGCTGCCAAGCCTCGGGTACCTGTCGTAGTATTGCTTTTGAGCTTTGCGGCTGTGATAATTGTTGCCGCCGTCACACTATCTGTAGCTATGCCACGGGTAGCAATGTTCATCACCGTGGCACCTGTAGTTTCGTAGAGACCGCCGATCGCACCATTTACAACAAGCGTCTCGCCCGTTACAATCACAAAGCTACGTGTGTTCAGCGGATATCGTACCTGCTCGCTGTAATGCGCTGTCTGATAATTTGTGATCTCGATCCAGTAATAGCTATATGTATCGCTAAGAGTCAGCGCAAACGTGTAGCCGATTGTAGTCGTATCCGTGGTTGTACTCGTGTACGCAGTCTTGGAGTCCAGCGGATAGGCTGTGACCGTAGCCCCCTGTATCTTCTCCGCAATTCCATCCTGATTATCGTCGAAGGTGAAACTATCGCGGTAGATAAACGTGCCAGCCCGGGCATCATTCTCGCAGTTAAGATAGATGGCGGCAGCGAAAACTACGAGAAAAAACAGGAGCGGCAGTATCCAAGTTCTTGCCCTCACTTAACAACCTCCACGACACACAAGCTAGTAAGCAGAATAGCCACGAGCCACGGATAGATCGCAACAATCACTTCCAAGAGACCTCGCTTTCTCGAAGGTGAATTGCGGAGCGGGTATGATCCCGCCCCGCTCCCCGGTCCTCCTATTCGACCTTCTCGTAGTGACATACCCAAAGCCTAAAGCTTGCTATAGTTGTAGCCACCGAAACACCGTCCCAATGTTGAGCGATAAACCGTACCCAACGCCACATAGCCGAAGTAGGCATAGTGGCCGCCTCTACTAAGATATTGTGAGCCGTCCCAGTAGTAAATGTCGTGGCGGTTAATCCGACTGTTGGAAGCTGCGCAATGACACCCTTGGTCGTATTGACCGAAAACCAATTGGTATTATCAGGACTCCATTGCACCAGCACACCGATCGAATCATTAACGGCTGTTGCCGCAGCGAATGTAGCCATGAATCCTAGAAATGCACTGGCCCCCATCGGCGTTATCCAATTCGATGCGTCGTAGACCTGTGATGTCTCCGGTAGACCCACCATTCCAAAGCCAGTGCTCCCAACAAGCAGGGATACAACTTCGCTATCGGCCACCGCAGTTGTCCTGTCCTTGTGCCACATTATTTGTTGACATTTAAGCTCAGACTTGTTCGCGTTTCCGCCAGCCCCCGCTGCCAGGGCCATAGCCGGTGCAAGTAGGCACACGGCAATCAAAAGAGATATAAAAGTCCTTTTCATGTCATGCACCTCCTTACTGCGTTAGCCACGGAACGATGAACTTATCGTTCAGGATGGCGGACCCGTCTTGGTACTTGGCCATGATCAAACGCCCGTGCCCCTTGGTCGGGATCTCATCAATCGTGACCGTGAGCCCAGCTTGAGTACCGTGCACCATGCCCCTAGGGGCGGATACGATATTGTAATAGTTCGGTGCACTGTAGTAGACCTGAGTCGTGAAGATGATAAACAGACCAAGCACCGTTGCCGGTCGGCCCGTCTCCATCCTGTTGCCGCTACCCACATAGGCTGCATCAACA